TGGTCAGTATGTCTTGAATCAAGAACAATTGATGGAACTGAAAGACCAATATATTAATCAGCAAATCGCTTCATTAGAAACAGAAAATCAAACATTAAAGACCAAGAAAGAACAACTGCAAGTAACTCTGGATGAGGCACAAGCCGAAGTTGCTTTGTTGGGAGCAAGAGGATTATCGAACTCTGCCTATCGTGCCGAGTATCAAGCTGCACTTGAAACAATCAGGAAGGGCAAAGAAAACTTACAAGAGTATGGAGAGCAAATTAAACGAAATAATATTTATATTACACAGTGGGAACAAAAACTTGGTAATACAGTAAACATTACCGAGGCACTTGCGGCTCAACAGAAAAGACTTAATGATGAAATCAACCAGTTAAATAAGGATATTGATTCAATAAATAAGGAAATTGACAATCGTTTAAAGGCACAGGAATATGTTATTGATAATGTAATATCCAAGCACGAAGAAGAATTATCTACGCTTGAATCCGAAAAGCAATCTTTACAGGATGAGCTTGACAGTCTCAACGAACAAAAGAGTGCATTAGAAGATATTATTAAACAGTATGACACTGTTAATAGTGTTGTTCAAAATACAATAGAAAAACAAAAGAAAGCACTTGAAGATGAACGCAAGGCTATTGAAGATACATATAATAAACGTATTGAGGCTCTTAAAACGGAAAACGAAGAACGTGAAGATGCTCTTGAATATGCACAGAAACTTGCGAATCTTGAAAATGCTCGTAATAACAAACGATATGTTTATGACGAAACACGAGGCTATCGTTACGAAAGCGTTAAAGAAGATGTTCAAAATGCTCAAAGTGACCTCGATAGCTTTGAAAACGCACGGGCGATTAAGGAGCTTGAAAAAGAACGTGACAATGAATTAGCAAAGATAGACAATCAGATTGAACTCGAAGAAGAATATGCTGAAATTTGGAAAGTAATTTCAGAGGAAATTCAAACCGCAGAAGAAGAATTGCTTGCGGAACAAATACTCGGTGCTGATTGGCGTGAGCAAATTGCTAATCATGACGTAGACATTATGAAAAAATTTAAAGCAGAATATAAAAATCATAACGCTGCTTTAAAGACATTAACGAATACTGAGATTAAGCTCAAAGAAGAAGCAATCAAGGCTAAAGATGCTGAAATCAAATCAAAACAAGAACAGATTAATTCTTGGAAGAATTACAAGAAGCAAGTTGAAGATGCCGTTTCAGCTCTTAAAGCTAAGAACGGAGAATACGTTCAATATCTTGATACTGTTAAGATTGATGAGAACTCTACGCTTGAACAACGTACAAGTAATTTTGAAACTTTTAAAAACAAGATTTCTGGATTAGTTGATGATATAGGTAGAAAACAATCAGTCATTGACAGTCTTTCTTCTGCCCTCGATAATTTGAGTGGTGGAGATTATGATATTAATTTCTTTGTTTCTGGCTTAGATAATTTGCGTGAAGCTCGTGATATTCTTGACGATATGGCTATTAAGAGTATGGAAGTCATTACGAGTCAGGAAATGGTAGAGCGTGTGCTTGGCGGTGAGATGTCTTTGACTGATGCTGTCAAGGCAATGAGAGAGGGGAAAATTCGTGGTTATTCTTCTGGTGGCGTTGTAGATGAGACAGGAGTTGCAATGCTGCATGGCAGAAAAAATGCTCCTGAACTAATACTCAATGCAAGGGATTCTGCAAAGTTATACTCTTTAATACATAATACTCCAAATCTTATTGCGGACACAATGTTAGAAGCGAATAAGCTTGCTGGATTTAAGTTAAATAACAACAATAACAAATCAGGTGTTTCTATTGGGGCTATCAATGTATATGCTAACAACCCAAGAGAGCTTACACGAAATCTCGATAAAGAGCTTGACCAGTATTTTAGAAACAAATTAACAGAGAGTTATACTGGCAAACAATAATTACAAGTCCCCTGTATAGAAATATACAGGGGACAATATTTTAAGGAGGTGGCATAATGGTTCAACTGCCTATCAACGTATATCCAGATAATAATATAACTCTGGATAGAAATAGTGAAGAAAATGAAACTCGTGTGAGTTTTACCTTTAAAGGTGATAATTTAAAAGCTTATGCAGTTAGATTTTTTGATTATGAAACAGGACAATTAGCCAAGGCAGATTCGGTAATATATAGTTATGACACCGAATTAATGCAATATAATCCCTTGGCATATAATAATGATACTGTTTATGGGGTAGGACTATTAAGTAATCTTAATCCTGTTGGTTCATATATAATGCAATTTATGATAATAGGAGGATTGACAAATTCTGGTGGTGTAGCAACAGACCGTTTTGTTTTAAGAGGAGAGGTTCAAGAAGCTTACACTTCTGGTTCTACATCTTTTATTATAGAAAATCAAATAAATAGTATTTATGAATGGGACTTTGCAGAAATAAAAAAACCTATAACGGTTGTAAACAGTGGTATTACATATTATCTAAATATAATGTCACTAAAAATAGGTGGGGAGTCTCAAAAAATAATAAGTTACAACTATGCGACAGGAGAAATTATTCTTGAGAGTGGTCTTGCAAATGATTACCCCATAGGAACTCCTTATCAAATATATTGTAATTATATCGTTACACCACAATACTATTTTAAACTCGCAACAAGACCGCAAATCGTTGCGATGAACGCAGAGTGGAACGCATATGGTGTAAAGTTTTCTGCTGTTTATAGTCAGGCACAATATCATTTCTTGAAGTATTATACACTAACCATGCAGAAAAAGACTGATGGTGGTGTATATTATGATGTTGCCAAGACGGGAAAAAGATATTCGCAAAAGATAGAATATACATTTGTAGACGATTACGACTATTATGTTGATGTTGCGAAAGCGGTAGCTAATGACGAACAGCGTTTTGCGCTAACAACTGATGACGTTAATTTAGGAGATGTTATACGTCAAGGTCAACAATATGACAAATACAAAGACAAATATTATTATGTTTCGGATATAAGCAATTTAGATAATGAAAAGGGGTATTCTAAGTTTTGTCCGCTATTTGGGGGAAATGATAATACACGCATATACCGATTTGTAGTTAATGCAATTGGTCAGGACGGTACAGATATAACGGCTTATTCAGAAGATTTTATTGCTCCAGAAAGGGAAACTACGGTCAAGTTTACTCGTATAAACCCACCAAAGGTAGAAAAATGGAACAATGCAGTACGAATAGATTTTGACGGAAACCTTATAAGTAATGGTATTAGAGTTTATAGAATTGAAGGAAAAAATATTAGCCAGTATGGTAGCTTTCCGCACAAAACACTAATAGGCGACTTTTGGGGTTCGGGAGCTTTTGTGGATTATACAGCCAGCACTCATGGAGAATATGTGTATATGTTTGTGCCATATTATTCTGGAACAATTGAATCAACTGAAATTAACAGAGCTGTTCTTTCGGATAAAATTATCACTTCAGAATACGGATATACTATCACCGCTATTCACGATAGTGGAAAAGATGTTAATGGACTCCCCTTCTTCCTTATTGGAGATACATGGAAATTTATCACAGACATTGATGATACTACCGTAGTACAAAATACAGATAAAACACTTCATAGTGGTTTTGGTAAATATAGTTCACTTACTTCTACACAAACGGACTTTATGACTGGAACTGTATCTGCTGGCATTGGAAGTATATCGTGTCCAGACAACACCTACAATGACACAATTGAAATGGTTCGTGCTTGGAGAAAATTTATTACACAAGATTGCCAATTTGTTTTACGTTCACAAAAGGGTGATGTTTGGGTAGTTAATATTACTGAAAATCCCAGCACTATTTATCAAGAAAACGTACCACAGCTCTTTACGACAGTAGAATTTAATTGGGCTGAATGTTGCAATATTAACGAAATTATAACAGGAATTTCTGAGCCAGCCCGTATGCAAGAGAGGTGATAAAATGGAATATTTTAACACCTATACAAAAGAATATCTCAATGCGCTTAAACAGTATAGATGTTCATATAAGATAAAACTCGAATTGTTATCCGAGTGGGAAACTGTAATAGGAGAAATAGAAAAGAATTTGGAAAATGTAGGCGGTCAAATTAATATTAATTATGAACGCATTACTCGCCGTTCTTGTAGCTTATCTCTTGCCAATGTAGATGGTAAATATTTACCGAGTAAAAACTCAGACTTCTGGTATAAACGCAAGTTTAAATTATGGATAGGGCTGGTTGTTAAAGGAAATGTGTATTGGTGGTCACAAGGAATTTTTTATACCAAAACAGCAGATGTACAGAACGGCACAGTCGTTATTGAAGCAATTGACAAAGGGGCAGCTCTTGATGGTACTTTGAAAATTAACATGGCAGATGTGCAGTATCTCATTAAACGTGGAGCTTCTTTATCAAACGTGATAAAAGATACATTAGCTCGTAACATGGGAAATAATGATATTATCATTAGAGGTAAAATGAATATGACCAATACCTCAATGATTGATTCTGCTCCACCGCATATTCATACTAAATATAATTCACAAGTAATTCAGTCAGATATTTCTATTGATGCAAATGCTTTTATTGGAGATATATTTACTAAACTTTCTGATTTGTATAATGCAGAGGTATATTATAATACAGAAGGTAACTTCTGTTTTGAGCCATGTATTGACAATAGTGGATATATATATACCCCATTGCAATGGGAATTTACAGATTTATCTTCTACTTATGAAGAAGTTAATTATTCTTATTCTTTCGATGAGGGAGAAAATGTTGTGTGCGTGTATACAAATACTTCAAAGATAGATACACCAAATGTAAGCTATACGGCGTACAATACCAATCCGCTTTCGCCAATAAACATTAGTGTGGGGTTGCGCAGGACAAGCCAAGAAATTGAATACTACGATGTATCAGAAGCACAAATGATTCGAGACTGTAGGTCTGTGGCTAATCGCTATTTAAAGTTAAACTCTATGTTAAAAGTTCAGTTAGCATTTAGTTCAATGATTATCCCACATTTAGATGTTAACAAAACAATAGGGGTATCAGATAGATATTGTAATATTGATAATGGAATATTTGTTGTAAATTCGATTACCATTCCTTTAAGTTCTGAAAAAATGAACATAAACTGTACAAATATTAATTGGCTACCAAACGATATGACATATGATGGCATGAGGGGGTGATACATTTTGGAGGCATTGAATGAATTAATCGACAAAAGAATTAGTGAATTTTTAAAGAAATCAAATTGTATCACATCTCTCCCATGTCGAGTAATAGAGGATTTACAAAATGGGTACTATACCGTAGAAGTTTTATCAAATGGAACTAAATATACCGTTCCTAATTTTAGTGGCTCTGCTATAAACGTAGGAGAAAACGTACAGTTATATTACAAAGGAGCGATAGTAACAAATCAGTCTGCATATATCGGTGCAGTAAACTATAAAGACTCTGGGGCTTCTCCTATTGTGGTGAATGGGTTAAATACGTTGGGAGAAATAATAAGAGACAATACAAGAATAACGATTATAAAATTTAAAGCAACCCAAAGCGTTAATCTGTTAATTGTATTTAATGCCAATGTTTTTGGAACAATCGAGGGAGATTGTTCTTTGGATGTTTATATTGATGAAAATAAAATATCTCATGTCCCAAGAGAAACTATTTTGCAAGACAAATACAATTTAGTTTGTTTTACTCTCCCCTTTTTCTGTGAAAGCGGAGAACATGAATTAAAAATATTTGCGAATGGAACGGGGAACTATATAAATATTTGTAGCTACATATATGGTTTTTACATAGAAGAATTGCCAATTTTTGACCCCACTTCTGATGAAGATTATGTATACGAAACAATTGATAATAAATCAAATTCGATTTTTTACAAGGGAGAAACTATCACTCCTTCTGTTCCTACGCTAATGGGAGGCAAAGATACAACAATTATAAGAGCAACAACTTTTAATACTTCTAATGTTTTAGGAGTATATATCCCCGAAGGAATTACAGAAATTGAATAAGGTGGTGAGTATATGACAGGAGATGGAACAAAGGCAAACCCTTATGTTATATCAACATGGAATGAACTTATGACTGTTCTTCCTCAAGAAAATAAATATGCTGTATTAGGTGCAGACATCGATATGAGAGGTGAAACCATTACAGACTCAGGAGTTATACTTGCCTGTGACTTTGATGGACAAAACCATTCAATTAAAAATGTATATTTAAGCAATAAAAACTTGCAAAACGCTGAACTGTTTAAAATGTATTATGCAAATAGTTTTAGAAATATTAAGTTTGAGAACTGGTATGTTAATGGCAGAAATGTATTTACAGGTGATAGTTCTCACCCCTCATACAGACCAATGCCAACCATAGAAAACTTTTCATTTAGTGGTGAATTTGTAGAACAGGGTCGATTATTATATTTTTATAGCTCGTTATATACTTTAAGCTTTAAGAAAAGTGATATATTCATTCTATCACATGATACAAGTGGTGTGATATCTGTGGGAGAACGATACAAGCCTATTTTTGAAGATTGCAATATTCAAGTTTATGGTGAGTGTATTGGGTACATTCTCTCTGCTACACTTAATAATTCACACCTTTCGGGTTCTGTGACCTTTAAGAGTAGTACTTCTTCCTCAAAGGGGTTAGAAGTATCTTCTCAGGGAAGTTATCAGAGCTTAGTAGACTTAAATGTAAAATCCCAAGATACTTGGAACGCTCAGTTTAGTGGTTCTAATCTTCTTGTTGAAACGGATTTATTTGAAAATTGTACAACGAGTGGTACATTTATTGCTTGTACAATGCAAGAAAAAAATAATCCCACTTTTCTTGCACAACATGGGTTTACTCTTGGTGATACCCTATCAGCATATTCTTGGAATGATTGGCTTGCAAGCATAAGTTCAACTGCATATTATGATACATCAAGCAATGAACAATTTCTCACCTACAATACTAATAATGGTAAGTATAACATAAATCTTGTGAACTTACCAAATGGTTGTTACACTCGTAATATGCCTGTATGGGAATGGCAGTATGGTGAATACTACTTCTCTGCAAGCTCTTTCAAGAAATACAAAGTTGTTGTAGATGCTGAACTTCCCGAGGGAGTAACTCCCCATGTTAGATTTTTTAGAAATGGAGATGGTGGTGATTGGAGTCTAAGTGGTACGGGTAACACTGTAATCATTAATGCACCTGACTCCACAAGTTCTTTTACTGTCAACATCGGAGTTATTAACAGAACTGGACAAGACTTAACAGCAGATGTCACTATAGAAAAGGTAACTATCTATGAACATTCTTCATGGGAGATTATAAATGGTATTCTGACAAATGTTAATATCCCGTCTGTTAATCCTATTGGTGCATTTTGTAATGATAATTCTTTATCAATTATATCAATTCCTCGCTCAGTTAAAAAGATTGGGCGATTTGCATTTAGGAATACTTCTCTTACAAGTGTAATGATAGCACAAGATTGCGAATATTACCCAACATCATTCCCTGATGGGTGTACAATAAACTTTTATCCAGATTAAAGAAAGGAGAATTATTATGGCAATTACAATGGCAAAAATAGGAGAGCATACAAATGCTCCTGTACTTGAATTGCGTGGATTATCAAGCGATATTAAACCAATTGGATTTTATAAAGATACTGAAATAATTAACGGTAGTGCCTTTTTAGAGATAGATACTGGCACTGTGTTTTTTTATAATGCAGAATCTCAGACTTGGATTGAACAGTAAGAAAGGAAGTGATTGAATGGATGTTGTAACATACGCATTATGTCAAGCTTATGTTCGTAAGACCGCTGAAGGACTTGGTGCGGTCAGGGGAAAGCCTTGTACAATTCAGTCTATTACGGACGTAGATGATGGACATATTGTGACCTTCCGTTGGACTGGTGATACTGGTACTGTACAAACAGCACAAATGCTTGTTAAAGATGGCGAACAGGGCATTTCTATTACAAACGCTTCTATAAATACTAATAATCATTTAATATTTACATTTTCAGATGGTTCAACGCTTGATGCTGGTGCTATCTCAGTAGTTGCTAAGACTACAAGTGCAATTACAGCAACAGAGAATATAGGTAGTGTAACAAGTGGTAAGACATATCCTACTGGAACTAATCTTGAAAATATTATAAAAGATATACTTATAAAGTATCAGCCACCTACTATATCACTCAGTACAACACCAGCCACAAAGTTGTATGATATTGTGAATGATAGTATATCTACTATTCTTCTTAAAGGTGCTGTAACTAAAAAGAGTAAGCCTGTTACAAAGGTATCATTCTATGTAGGTGATACTTTACTTAATGAGGTCACAACTGGTGTTGCTGATGGTGGTAACTTCCAATATCAGTACACACCTGTTACACCTATCAGGTCAGACGTTACATTTAAAGCAACAACAACTGATGGACAGCAGTCAACTAATTCCTCTGTGACAATTAAGTTTGTTGGTAAATCTTATTATGGCATTTGTGATGCAAGTGTAAGTGACCCTGACGAAACTACAATTAAGAGTGGTTCAAATACACTGAAAGATACAAAGGCTTATACTTATAGTGGAATTACTACCAATTGGGGTAAGGTGTTCTATGCTTATCCTAAGTCATTTGGTGCATTAACAAGTATCAAGGATGAAGTCAATAATATCAACTATTGGGATTCATTCCAGAGAAGCGAAGTATTAGTTGATGGTATAGATTATTATTGTTATACATTAATCGAACCAACAGCAGCAGAAGATAATCAGATAACATTTAAGTAAGGAGGGATTTATAAATGGCTGTTAGTATGTTAGATAACTTTGACATTAGAAAATCTTCTCCTAATGTCAAGAGAGATATGTTTGAAACTCTCGCTGATATGAAAGAATATAATGAAAATTACTTACCAAGTCTTTTTATAGCAACGTGTGTTGAAACTGGATTACCTTATCTCTTTAATAAGGCAAACACAGTTGATGACGAAACAGGCAAGTGGAGAGTATTAAGCGGTGGTTCTGCTGACCTTCTGAATTATTACACTAAGTCAGAAATCAATGCTTTTTTAGAACTGTACGTTGAAAAGGAAACTGGTAAAGGTCTTTCAACTAATGACTACGATGATACAGAGAAAGCACAGGTACAACAGAATAAAGAAGATATAGCAACTCTCAATAGCGATTCAACTGTTACTGGTTCTGTTGATAGTAAAGTAGCACAGGGAGTTTCTGATGCAAATACTTATACTGATGAACAGATAGCTTTGCTTAATGTAGATGAAGCAATTAAGTGTGATGCTATGCCTACTTATGACAGTACAACAGATAAGATTACTTATGTCAAGGGCGGCACAAGTCATACAATTGATGCTGACTCTATATGGTTCTATTATGAAGATAGCGACAAACTTATGCAGTCTATTCTTATTGATGGTACATGGACAACTATTGTTAGTGCAGGTACGACAAATTTCTCAGAATATGTTTCAAAGACTACTGATGTAGTAAGCACATATACTGGTGAAGAAGTTGCTACAAACAAAGTGCCTGACCTTGCCGCTATGAAAGCATTACAGACACTTATTGAAACAGAAATAAATGGTAAGGTAAGTACATCACAGGGTTCAACCAATGCGAATAAAGCAGTTATTACAGACGAAAACGGAGATATAACACTTGCTCCCTTATCTACTCTTGGTGGTAGTGCAGAGAATGTAAGCTATACAAATGCGGACTTCCCTACTTATACCAACGTAGACCTTGCACTTGATGCTATCTTTGCAAAGCTGTATTATGTTGACCCTCAGATTCCTTCTTTCACATCTACACCTTCTACATTACAGTATGAAAATGGTGCGGTCATTACAGGTGGTGTTGTATTCAACTGGACTTATAATAAGGATATGACAAGTCAGACACTTACAGATTGCACACTTGCTGATGAAACAGTAAGAACAGCTACTTATGCTAATGACATTTCTGCTAATAAGACATTTACTCTTACTTGTGGTGATGGTGAAAAGACAGCAACTAAATCTATTTCATTCCAGTTTATGAACAAGGTATATTGGGGTGTAAGTGCAGAACCAGATAACTATACAGATGCGTGGATTCTTGGACTTAGCGGAAACAAGTTAGCCACAAACGCAAAGGGTTCATATAACTTTACCGCTGGCACAGGACAGTATTGTTATTGGGCTATTCCTACTGGAATGTCAATAAGCGTAAAGGTAAATGGATTTGATACAGACCTTGACACCGTTGTTGCTTCACGTTCATTTACAAATGCAAGTGGATATACAACAACTTATAAGATAGTAAGACTTCATCAGCCAAGTTTAGGAACACTGACTGCTGTTGTAAGTTAATAAAGAGAGGTGAGAAATAAATGGCAGTTAAATTAGCAGATACAGCAAGACCTAATAACTATGTCGATGCAGAACATTTAGGTACGTTCCCTGTTGCTTATGCAGAAGATGTGTGGTTTGCAGACGGAACAAGACTGAGTGAAAAAACATTTGACGGACAGAGTATTCAGAAAGAAGAACTTCCTCTTGCAAGTGCTGACGAATTAGGAAATATTTATCAGTATGTAGGTGAAACTGGTACTTATACGAACGGACGTTACTATAAATGC